AAGGTGAACGACTTGCCTTATAAGTTAGCGGTTGAGCCAGTAAAGACTACGTTTAAAATCATGAATCAAGAAGTACAGTTAAACATATACAGCGATGTGTTAAGTTGCTTAGACTTCAACGATTTGCTTTTGATCAAAGAAAAAATACATAACGGGATGTACAATTAAATTTGTATATTTGTAAACGGTTCGGCTTCACATTATAGAACCTAAAGATGTTATTGAACCTCTTAATGAATTTGGACGTGAAGCCCCAAAGGATTTAAGGGGTTTTTTTATTTAAAAAATTTAATGTTATGATTTACAAATTTGACAATGCGCATTCAGAATTAGAGGTTGAACTAAGCAAGGCAGAAGATGACGATTGTTTTGATACAGTTATGTTTTCGGTAAAATACAAGGATGAGTTATTTTGGAAAACTTCATCTTTGAAAAAAGAGGACATTTACCATTTAATTGGAGCATTGCATTTACTACATAAGCAAATGAATTAATAATAGGTAAAATGAGAAAAGCATTTAATTTTTACCGCAGTTATTATGATGTTGCCATATTGCTTCCTGAATTGGAACGCGCCGAGTTTTTAATGTGCATATGCCATGCTCAATTTACTGGTGAATTAATAGAGCCAAAACTACCTATTGCAAAACTCGCCTACATTGGTCAATTACATTCAATTAAAAAGCAATTGGAAGGTTATAACTATGGTTTAAAAACACCAAAGAAAACTAAACCCTTAAAGGAACCCTTAGAGGGTGCCTATGAGAGTCCCTTAAAGGAACCCTTACCACAAGAACAAGTACAAGTACAAGAGAAAGAGAAAGAAGAATATAATATAGATAGCCGCAAAAAAGATTTTGCTGCATTACTTCAACCTTACATTGAGACGTATGGTCGCGAAATGTTGAACGAATTTTATTTCTACTGGACTGAACCTAACCAACGTAAAACCAAAATGAAATACGAAATGGAAAAGACTTGGTCAATTGAACGAAGACTAAACACATGGTCAAAACAAAGTGTTAAATTCGGAACGGCAGTAAGTAAAGCGGAGAAACCTAAATTTGATCCTTATGGATAACGGATACGAAATAACCAAAGCAAGTGATGTAATTACAAAACTATCTCACTACCGTAACAACTACCATGAAAAAGGAATGTACTTGGGATGGGATAAGTTACACGATCACTATTCGATGCAATTAGGCAATGTTACTGATTGGACTGGTTACCCTATGAGCGGTAAAACTCAGGTGCTAATGGAGTTACTAATGAACACTTCGATGTGGTATGGATGGAGGCACTTGGTTTACTTTCCGGATGTAGGTAGTAATGTTGAAATTATTGCCGACCTTATCCATAAAAAAACGGGCAAGAGTTTTAATCCATCTGTAAGCAATGCGATTAGTGATGATGATATTCGCAAAGAGGTCGATTGGATTACACACCATTTTTTGGTTCTTACACGAAAAGATGTAAAAGCGAAAATGACACCAATGGAGTTTTGGGATATGGCAGTTAGGATCAAAAACACGGAAGGATTACACACGGCATCAATTGACAGTTGGAAAGACCTTAGTCATCCATACGATAAATTTGGAGGTTATGCGCAATATCTTGAATTCGTTTTACCTTACAGAAACCAAATCGCAGAGGATAATGATTTACATTTGCACACAATCATTCACCCAAAGCTAACGGAAAAGGAAAACGGTAAACGAAAGCCTCCGGTACCATATGATTTGAAAGGAGGCTCTGAATGGTTTAACTCGGGCAAGTGCATGATTACGGTACACCGTGAGGATTTGGATAGCGGTATTGCAGAAATTTACTTCAACAAGATTAAACCAAGAGCCATTGGTAAGATCGGTAAGATTGATTTACGCTTTGATATAAACCGATTTCGTTACTTTGACATCGAGGTTGAGGATACAATGTTTTTACAGAACCATCACAAGATATTTGCAACACCAAAAAATGCGAAAAAGAATATTGAAAAAATGGTTTACTTTAACGAACCACAAACAACTCTAAACCACATAGTAAAAGATTGCCCATTTTAAAAACGAGAATTATGAACGCAAAAGAAAAAGCAAAAGAATTAGTTGACAAGTATTTAAACGCTTCTTTTAACTGTAAAGATTGCGATATGCCTTATTGTGATATAAGATGTACGCAATTAATGAAAAGCGAAGCAAAGATATGCTCTTTAATTGCAGTTGATGAGATACTTGACACAGGCGCATTAGGTAGTTTATTAGAAGAATACTATTTGAAAGTTAAAAACGAAATACAAGAGTTATGATCGAAGAATTAGAACACTTACTCGCGCAGACATCAACCAGCGCAATTATCGGAAGCCTTAAAAACGAATTAGATAGGCTTAAAACAGTTGATGAAGAAAAAGCAAAGCCATTCATTGATGGAAGTAGTAAACACTTGGAAAGCATGAAACACGTATTATTACATTTGATGATATGCGAAAAAGAAATACGCAACCTTATCAGCCAAAACTACAACCTACATAAAAGCGTTTTGGAGTTGACAAATGAGTTAACAAAGGTTAAGACTGAAAATGCTCACTTAATGCAAGGGTTGTAATGCGCTGTAAAAACTGCAAAGAGAAATTTGAGCCTATACGCTTTCTCCAAAAGTATTGCTTTAATCCTGAATGCGTGAAAATATGGGTTGAAAAAGAAAAGGAAAAGCAATGGAAGGCTAAAAAGACGCGGTTAAAAAAGGAACTGATGTCTTTACAAGACTATTTGAAGATTGCGCAACAAGTATTTAACAAGTACATCCGCGAACGTGACAAAGGAATGAGCTGTATATCATGCGGAAATGAGCCTAAAAAAGCAAACGCTGGACATTATTTTTCACAAGGTGGGCATTCAAACGTTAGGTTTCACGAAGACAACGTACATCTTCAATGTGAACATTGCAATAGTTTTTTGAGCGGTAATTTATTGAACTACCAAATAGGAATCGAAAAGCGTATAGGCGGTGAACGGTTACTTGCATTACATGAAATAGCGCATGAAACAAAGAAATGGACTATTGACGAACTAACTGATCTGATCGCAACCTACAAAGCCAAGATAAAAAACCTATAATTTTTTTACTAAAATGTATAACGTATTAAAAAAGCTGTATATTTGAAGCATAATTTTAAACATAAACACAATGAGAAAACCAAGAAAAGGAGTAATCGAGAATTACTACAAAGCACTAAATGTGATTCAAAAGGACTTTAAACGACCAAGTCAGAAAACGGTTTCTGATGTTTTAAGAAGTCACAACTTAAGCACTTGCCATGTAGGCATAATGAAAGATTTCGGTATTATTGAAAAAACAACCAAAGGAACACAATGGATTGGGTTAGAGCCATCATTTGAAATGGCAATGGCTATACGCAACCGTTATGTTGAAAAGATAGCTGAAAGAAAGATCACAAAAACTAAACAACCAACATTTGAATGGGCAAAGCCTGAAACAACGGTTAAGATTGAGCCTAATTACGAATACAAGCCACAACCCGATTCAAGCCTTGTAAGCGAGTTTATCGATCACCATGAACAATCATTATTACCGCCGCCAGTAAAGCGCGTTAAAACGGCTAAAATCGATGTAAAAACGCGTATGTTTCAGTTGCGCATCTTTGGACTTAATTTATTTACAGTAAAATACTAATATTATGACACGAAAAAAACAAGAATTAGACACATTCGAACAGGCTTTGGATCAAGTACAGGCAAAAAATAACATCTATTTTAAGTTATGGAAGGCTAAACAAGAGATCGGTAAGGTAGTTAAAGGTAACGATAACCCGTTTTTCAAATCAAAATACGCTGATTTAAACAGCATTTTGGAAGCGGTTGAGCCATCACTACACAAATATGAATTGATTGTATTACAGCCATGTATTGACAACATTGTTGAAACGCAAATAATAGACTGCGAGACTGGTAATATGGTTACTTCATCTTTGATCCTTCCGGAAATAAGCGATCCACAGAAAAAAATTGCTTCTGTATCTTACTTCCGTAGAGCAACTTTGCAATCACTTTTGAGCCTTCAGGCGATTGATGACGATGGCAATGAAGCGCGTAAGGGTGCAGTTGAAAACAAGCCAAACATTACTCCTGAGCGATTTCAAAAGGCACTATCAGCTATTGCAAAAGGTGAGGCATCAATCAATGACCTAAAAAACAATTTCACGCTTACTGCTGAACAACAGCATGATCTTAATATGATTGATGTATGAATCCAAAAGTAGTATTGTTTGATGCTGATTCGCTTATCTATCAAGCGATGTATAGAGTGGTAACATTCGGTGAATTACGCGAAATGATCCGTAAAGGTGATACACGCTTTTCAATTGAGTTGGAAATCCTCCAGCGCGGTTATGATCGCTTTGAAAAGATCGCCTTTGATATACTAAATGAGATTGAAGGCGAATACCAAACATCAGTGGTTAAGTACTTTTTTACCAAGTGTAAGCGTAACTTTCGGAAGGATGTTGATCCAACGTACAAAGCCAACCGTAAATCTAACCGATGGGTAAATGAATTGCGATCTTATCTATTGGATTATTTGGATGGTTCTTTTGCATCTGATGAATACGAGGCTGATGATCTGATTTATTTCAACACGCAATTGATGAACCAATACGATTACATTATATGCTCAATCGATAAAGACCTTAAACAGATACCCGGCATCCATTACGATTATTACCAAATAAAGGTAAAGGATGAAAACGGCGAGTATATGGTGGATCAATTCGGGCAATTCGTAAAGGTTCGTAAAGGATTTAGATATGTAACAGAATCAGAGGCTGAAATGATGCAGTTTACAATGATGCTAACGGGAGATGTAAGCGATAATGTAAAAGGCGTACATGGTATAGGTCAAAAGAAAGCAGAAAAGCTGTTACAGGACAAAAATACGTTTGGTAAAATACGCGCTGTATGTGAGGCTTACAAGAACGAGTCTGACAATTGGAAAGAGCGCATAAGAAACAACAAGAAATTAATGATTTTCCACTAAAACACGAACTATGGAACAAGTAAAACAGACAGCAGTAGAATTTGCATTTGAAGAATTAAATAAATGGAGAATAGAAAATTTTGGTGAAGGTGCTTTAATTGGAATACCTCAAGAAGTCTTAGATAAAGCCAAACAAATGGAGAAAGAGCAGATAATGGATGCTTTTAATGATGGCATAAATGACGAATGCATAGGTGGAAATAAATTACCAGAACAATACTACAACGAAACCTTTAAATCAGAATAGAATGGGAATGGCAAAAAGATATTTTGACTCCGAAACTTACAATAAGTTAGGACAACCAAACTTAGGAGCAAAAATGTATTTCATAAGAAACAGTAAAAAAGTATGGGGGGAAGTCGTTTCAGTACATTTTACAGGAGAAAAATCAAAACACAAAGGAAAAATAGAATTAGGAATTTCACCTTTTAAATCAGAATAGAATGACACCGAAAGAAAAAGCAGAAGATATTTTTAATAAATATTGGCTAGTTGATTCTGATGAAGATTCAGCACCTTATACAGATAAAAGCATGGCAAAAAAATGCGCTTTAATTGCAGTTGATGAAATAATTAACACAGGCGCATTAGGTAGTTTATTAGAAGAGTACTATCAAAAAGTAAAACAAGAAATTATTAACCTTTAAATCAGAATAGAATGGAAAAACAGTTAACAGCAATCGATTGGTTACTTGAAAATTTAATTACAGAACCATTTTCAGAAGCTGATTTTGAACACAATAGTAATTGTTGGGATAAAGCCAAAGAAATGGAGAAGCAGCAGATAATGGAAACTTATTATCAAGCATTATGTGATAGGTTTAAACATAACTTAATTCCTATTGAATATACTCGAAAAGAAGAAGTAGAAAGGTTTGGGATACCATATTACAACGAAACCTTTAAATCAGAATAGAATGTAAAGAAATAACTTAACAAATTATGGCAAAAGTAACAATAGAGTTTGACAGCATTGAAGATAAAGAAGAAATGGAGATGTGCCTAAACGGAATGAAGTGGTATTTATTAGCTTGGGAATTAGACCAGTATTTACGCAATAGATTAAAACACGAAAACTTATCTGAAGATGCCTACAAGGCACTAGATGAGACAAGGGATAAACTGCATGAGTTGAGAAGTGAAAATGGATTAACCTTTGATTAACTAAGTAGGCAGCGAGTGTTGGGGTTCCAGCAGAGGTAATAAAGAACTACCTTTTGAGTTGCCTACTTTATACCCGACAAGGTACTCACGTATAAAAACAAGCATAATTTATACCTTTCAGGGTGTAGGGTTAAAATAAAGAGTTTATAACCTTAAAAATGAATATTTTTTTGTATATTTATACGGTTAAAACCTTACAATATGATATACTTAATTTCACATTCAAATCAATATTTAAAGATTGGTTATACAAAAGACATTAGAAAAAGGCTAAGTCAATTACAAGTATCAAATCCAATTAAGCTAGAAGTTCTACATCTTACAGATGGTGATATGGAATTAGAAAAAAAACTTCACGATATGTTTAGCGAGTATAATGCCCAAAGTGGTGAATGGTTTTATTATAATGATAAAATAATAAATTATTTTCAAGACAAAAAATGTTTGTTATGGTCAGAAGGACTTGTCCCATATGATAAAATAAATCTAATTGGTGAGATAAAATCAGAAAGATTAAAAAGAAATATGAGCCTTCAGCAATTAGGTGAATTATATGGTTGTTCTCCTCAATCAATGTACGAAATAGAAACAAGGGAAGTTCAGGGAACAATTACTCTTAAAATACTTTATAAAATGGCTAAAGTCTTCAACAAAAAGTTTGAATATAGATTTGTTGATGCAAAATAATTTAAGGTTAAACGCTTAAAAACCGATTTAGTAATCAAATAATAACAAAGTAAAATGGAACAATTAAAAGTAAGTGGGCAAGTGTTCAAAGTAAGCGAGAAGATCGTGAAATCAGAGAAATTCACATTTAGAAACCTATGGCTAACGCATGGCGATAAGTACCCTCAGACAATCGAAATACAATTCGTGAATGACAAATGCGCATTATTGGATAGCGTAACACCTGGAGATAAAGTAACTATCGGAATCAACTTAGATGGTCGCATATGGAACGGTCAAGATGGTCAAAAGGTATTCAACACTATCAAAGGGTGGTCGATTGAAATGGCTGGACAAGTAAAGCAAGAAAACACGCAACCATATCAAGAGCGCATGATGGAAAGCACATCGCAAAAGATCGAGCGATTAAGAAATTTAGAGCAATTAACGAAAGAAGGGGATGACCTTTTACCATTCTAAGCATGAAAGCAAATGATCTTATTAACATCAACAACAAAGTGCGCCAATTGATAAAAGCGCATTTACAAGCCAATAACATGACGTTAACGGCTTTTGCTAAGGCTACTAATATACATCAGGCTCAACTATGGGTGTATATGAATGAAAAGCAAAAAGGCTTACATACATCAACACTTGAAAAAATAGGTGATTATTTAGCGAAAAAAGTTTAAATTGCAATTATGATCATGCCGCCGAGCAAAATGGAGATTCGTAACTTACTCGCAGATTTCGCGAAAGATGATATGTACGTTGTTTTCACGCATGATTATGAGGATTACATTTTAACCGGTTTTAAGATTACAGGGGAAGGTTTACGCCTTCCTATGTTGTTAGATTACCTACGAACCAATAACATTCCAATACTATCTGTAAAGGCATCACCAGTGCCACATGAATGGTATGAAGATGAGTGGATTCTATGGTGGGATATTCTAATTATGAAATACGGTACGGAAAATTGAATTATATTTGTCAATAGTTTATGTTTAACGGTTAGGTTGGGGAGGCATTCGTATTCATTTCTCTATTCTATAAGCACCGCAGTTAGCCTCCCCTTTTTTAACCAAAAACACGCATAATTATGAAAGAAAAATTGAAAGTTGCATTTGGAATTACATTACTACCGTTATTTGCGGCAATGTACTACATGGATAAGATAATACTACTATTCTTGCCTCACTTACCACAAGAAAGCGTTCAAAAGTGGTTTGGATCGCAAAAAGAAATGGTTAGTAGTACGATAAGAGTTGTTGCCTTTTGGGGTGCAATTGGTATATACTATGTAATTACATGGATAATTGGAGTTCTTTAGCACATACGATAAGATTGAGCGCGTTTACTCAACGAATTACGATAAATGTATCATTGGCTATTGTCAAAACACGCTTATACCTATCTATTCGGCTAATAAACTAATCAAAGTACTAAGGAAAGAAGAACACTTGGAGCATTACGATGCAATAGATTTCATCACTAATCACATGAGGCATGATGACGCGATAATCTGCATTGACTATGAATAAAACAAGAACACGCATAATAGACCATTTACATAGGCAACAAAGACGTAAACAACGCGCAACGTGCCAATTAAAGAAATGGATGTACGAAAACACGGCATTCGAAAGATTAAACCCAGAGGAATGAAGACAGAAAAAGTAAAGATCAGCGAAATACACGCAAACAAGAACAACCCACGAATTATCAAAGACGATAAATTTCGAAAATTAGTCAAGTCAATACAAGACTTCCCAAAGATGCTTGAAATACGACCTATTGTAGTGGATGAAGATAACATCGTATTGGGCGGAAATATGCGTTTAAAAGCGTGTAAAGAAGCCGGATTAAAAGAGGTGTACATTGTAAAGGCGGACAACCTTACAGAAGAACAGAAACACGAATTTATAGTAAAGGATAACGTTGGATTCGGTGAGTGGGATTGGGATAGTTTGGCTAATGAATGGGATGTGGAAAAACTTGATGAATGGGGTTTAGATTTGCCAGTTGATTTAAGCGTTCAAGAAGAACTTGAAGCAGAAGAAGATGACTTTGACGTTCCTGAAGGTGGAATTGAAACAGATATTGTTTTAGGCGACCTTTACGAAATAGGAGAGCACCGTTTGCTTTGTGGAGATAGTACGGATAGCGACCAAGTGGCAAAGTTAATGAACGGACAAAAAGCTGATATGGTATTTACTGACCCCCCTTATGGTATGAAATTAAATGCTGATTATAGCGGTGCTAAAAGTAGTTTATCTTTCTTTGGAGAAAAGGGAGTTAAAGGTGGTAAGAAATATGACAATGTTATAGGAGACCACGATGATTTTACACCTGAATTAATCAATACAATATTTGCTTGTTTTAATGATTGCAAGGAGATATTTATATGGGGAGCAGATTATTTTGCAGAATTATTACCTAATAAAAATGATGGTAGCTGGATAGTATGGGATAAAAGAGCAAATGGTAATGATGATTTAGAAGCTGATAAAAGTTCAGATAAGATGTATGGAAGCACATTTGAATTGTGTTGGTCAAAAAATAAACATAAAAGGGATATAGCAAGAGTTAAATGGGCAGGTATATTTGGAACTGAAAAAGAATTTGACCATAAAAGACATCACCCAACACAAAAACCATCTTTATTACCACAATGGTTTTTTAATAAATGGGGTAAAGAAAATGATTTAATAGCAGATTTATTTTTAGGTAGCGGTTCAACAATGGTTGCATCACATCAACTTAAACGCAAGTGCTACGGAATGGAATTAGATCCAAAATATTGCCAAGTTATCATTGATCGAATGAAGAAACTTGATCCTAATTTGGTAATTAAACGCAATGGTGAAATAATTAGAGAATAATTAGAAAATGGCTAACGAAAAGAATTTAATACCAGCAACCAAAGGGGAGGTTAGAAACCCGAACGGTAGACCAAAGGGTGCGAAGAACCGTAGCACAATTGCGCGGCATTGGTTAGAAGTTAATCAGAACCTGAAGAATCCAATTACAGGCGAGAATGAAACAATGAGCCAAGAAGACTTGATGACGTTGGCATTGATCAAAAAAGCGCGTGAAGGTGATGTACACGCGTATAAAGCATTAATGGATAGTGGATACGGTGCGCCTGTTCAGCAAGTAGAGCAAAAACAAACGAATATCGACCTTTCCCACCTTTCCACAGACGATATTGTTAACCTACTCAAAGATGATGAGCAATGAGCATAAGGAAGCGGCTAAAGAATTACTTCGGCAAGAACTCGCAAGAAGGAGTTTCTTTCATTTTTGTAGGTACTATGATCGCGATTTTGTACACGCGCGACCTTTTGTTAAAGACATTTGCGAGGCTTTTCAGGAGGTTGAGGATAAGAAAATAAAGAGTCTATCCGCATCACTACCGCCAAGAGCGGGTAAGTCATACATCACATCACTATTTTGCGCGTGGACATTAGGCAAGAATCCTGACAAATCAGTCATGCGCAACGCGTGTACGGCTACACTATTCCTCAAATTCAGTTACGATGTAAGGGCAATATTGAAGGATGAACGCTTTAAACGCGTGTTCCCGGATGTAAGCCTATCAGATGATAAAGCCAATTTGCAAGGTTGGAATACAAATAAGAGCAAACAAGTCGGTTACTTTGGTGCTGGTGTTGGCGGTACGATAATCGGGTTCGGTGCAAGTAATGTGGCTATCACGGATGATCTTTATAGAGGCATTGAGGATGCTTTAAGCGACACGGTAAACGATCGGATCATTCAATGGAAAGAATCAACGCATGACTCACGCTTTGAAACAGGATGCGCACGTATTGATATAGGTACACGTTGGTCGGTCAATGATGTAATTGGTCGAGGCATAAACGAAACCATATACGATAAGAGCATAATCGTACCGGCGTTAGATGATCAAGGTAACTCATTCTGCGAGGCTGTAATGACAACTGATGAATACAAGCAAGTACAAAAGCGCACTGCTAAGGAAATATGGTTAGCCGAATACCAACAGCAACCAATAGATATTGAAGGTCGACTATTCAGTGATTACAAGCGTATCAATCAAAAGGAATTTGACGAGTTTATAGTCAATAACCAAGTTGAAGGTACACTGGCATATATCGATGTGAGCGATACGGGAATGGATTATACGGCTATGGCTATTGCTGCAATAGTCAAGAATCAAACGTACATCGTTGACTATGTATTCAACCGTGATAATACCGATCTGACTATACCGCAATGCGCAGCGTTACTAAACAAGTGGAACGTATCATATTGTAGGGTTGAATCCAATAACATGGGTGCTATGTTCGCGCGTAATTTACAGAACCTAACCAAAACAAAGATTCTCCAAGTAGCCAATACGACAAACAAGATCACACGTATCATAATGCAGTCAGCATTCATCAGCCAACGGATGCAATTTGTAGTAAAAGAGGAACAACAATGCCTTACATTTATTGAAAATATGCTCTCATTTAGCAAAGAAGGCAAGAACAAGCATGACGATGCACCCGATTGTTTGGCGGGGTTAAGTTTATTTTTACAATCTATGTTTAAAAATTTATCGTAACTTTGATTAAAATCTAATCATATGATCAGATGAATCTGAACTTCTGGGAGACTTTTTTCGGTATAGATCAAAACCGACAAGATAGGTACATCAACCAATGGAATAGAATATTCCCCGTAATGAATCAAATGTGGGGAGTTAAAAACGCCGTATGGATTGACACCAATAACGCGTGGCAACACTATTTAGATATTCCTGAATTACGTGCGGTGATCGACAAACGCGCATCAATGATGGCTGCTAATAAACCAGTGTTGTTAGATGCTGATGGTAACGTAGTAGAAAACCATTGGTTCGTTGATCTTGCTAAACAACCAAATCCAATTCAATCATGGTCGGATGTTGTATATTCATTTAGCGTTAATGATGCGCTCTATTCTAACGCATTTGGCTACTGTCCAAAGCGATCATTTGACATTCGTAACTTACTTGTTCCATTACCATCTAACCGCATACAGTTAGATACAAGCGGTAAAACGCTTAAACAAATGGATGAAGGCGGAATGATCAACCGTTACAAGTTTAGATATGATGACGATAAGCTGGAAATAATCGAGGTTGATGATATGATCTATATAACAACGGCTGATGGGATGAACATCCTTAAACCGATTTCACGTATAGATTCATTAAAATATCCGTTGTCAAACATCAAAGCATCGTATCATAAGCGTAATGTACTGCTCGAAAACATAGGCGCAATAGGTATCTTATCAGCGCAAAAAAGCGATATGGGAGGTGCTATTCCAATGACACCAGAAGAAAAGACAGCCATTCAAAAAGATTGGTACAACCGCTCTAAGGATGAGATAATGATCACTGAAAGTCAGGTTAATTGGACACCAATGTCTTACCCGACTAAGGACTTACTACTATTCGAGGAATTGAACGCTGATAAAATGGCAATCATTGACGCGTATGGAATGAACGTTAATTTATTCTCAAATGAGAAAGGATCGACATTCAGCAACGTAAAAGACAGCGTTCGGATGGTATATACCGATACAATCATCCCTGAAACTCAACAGATGTACGATACTATCGCGCATCAATTAGGCTTAAAAGATCAGGGTTATTCGATTAAAGCTGATTTCTCGCACTTGCCGGTATTACAGGATGATGAACAACAAAAAGCACAGGCAATGAACACACGCGCAGATGCTGTTAACAAGATCATTCAGGCTGGTGTTGACTTAACAGATGATGAAAAGAGATTATTATTGGAAATATGAAAGATTATAACATATACAGAACGAAAGCGGCATCTGATATAAAGGATGTTGATAGCGCAAATAGACAAGTCGCAGTGTATTTATCTAAGTTCGATAATATAGATTCGGACAATGACATGATTAAACGAGGCGCATTCGCTAAATCTATTCAAGAGCGCGGTGTTGACTCAACGTCTAACCGTAAAATCGCGTTCCTTAGACACCATGACTGGGAGCAACAGATCGGTAAATGGTTGAGCCTACAAGAAGATGATAAAGGATTGTTCGCAGTGGGTGAATTAGGTCGCTCATCTAAGGGCGAGGATGCTTGGTTGGACTATCAGGATGGTATTATACGTGAGCATTCGATCGGATTCCAATACATGGGTGATAAGATCAAATGGATGGATGATTCCTCAATGGAAAAAGGCGGTTATTGGATGGTTTCAGAGGTAAAACTGTACGAAGGATCGGCTGTAACGTTTGGTGCTAACGAATTAACTGAAGTTGTTGACGTAATTAAGTCTGAAAATCGTGTTGAATATGCTGATAAGATCGCAAAAGAGGTTGAGGCATTGATCAAAGGACTAACAAACGGTAAAGGAACAGATGAACGCCTCTACGAAATGGAAATGAAATTAAAGTTTTTGAACGCTAAGTTGCTTACACTTGCTAAACACGAACCGCTTGACTTAAAGCATTCGGTAGTTAGTGAGCCGGTAAAGGTAATCGAGGCGTTTGATTGGAATACAGTTATAAACAAGTTAAAGTAAAATAAAAGCAAATGGAAAATTTAACACCTGAGCAAGTAGTTGAAAAAATTAATGGACTACTTGACGAAAAAATGGGCGCAACCGCTACAAAAAGCGAGGTTGAAAGCCTAAAAACAGACTTGGAAGGCTTCAAATCTCTTGAAGTAAAGAGCCAAGAAATTGAAAAAGCAATCGCAAGAATGGAAGGTCGACTTGAGGCAATGGCTGAAAAAGCTGTTGAGCCACGTTTTGTACCTAAATCTGTTGCTGATGCAATCGTAAACGCTTATGTATCTAACATCGACAAGATCAAAGATACTGCTGAGAAAGGTGGAATGCTTTCTTTAGACGTTAAAAGCACTACAATCAACGCTGATTATGATGGTGTTGTTGCATTGTCTACATTGGAGCCGGGAGTTGACAACATCGCTCGACCAGTAATCAAAGTTCGTAACGTAGTTAATACGGGTACAACTTCAT